GGAGCTGGTGGTTATACAGGTAATGCTGCAACGGTAAACACAGGTGGTGGCGGTGGCGGTGGTTCTGTTAATGGTGGTAAGAGGGCTGGAGGTAATGGTGGATCTGGAATAGTAATATTAAGAACTAAAGCAGTTTTAGAAGTAGGAAGTGGTCTTACTTTTTCAACAAATAAAGCAGGAGAAGACACTGTATATTCTTTTACTGCAGGAACAGGGACGGTAACAATTGGCTAATACAGGCGTTTTCAATATAGATGATATAAACTTTCTTAAAGATAATCAACAGTATCCAGAATTAGGACAACTTCAATTAATTGAAACTCAAACCTTTTCATCTGTAAGTGCAGTTGTGTTTGCAAACATGCAGGAATCTACATATGATACACATTTTATTACATATTATTTTGAAAATGGTTCACATGATGTAGGCATATTTGCAAGGTTTGGTACAGATTCTTCTACATTTAGAGATAGCAATAATCATTATGCTGGACCTAGAATAGAGGGAAATGGAAATGGTAATTATGCAAGTACTTCTATGTGGGGTATAAATATATGTAATTTAGGGTCTATGCAATCAGATTATGATGGACCAGCATTTTCTGGTTATATATATTTATACGATTTAGGTAATCCAAGTAGATACAGTATGGTAACTTCTCACTCTGCATATACAGGAAGAAGCAATATTCATTCAACTACTTATTATGGTAGTGGTTCTTATGGAACTGCAGAGAAACACACAGCATTTAGATTATTTCCTAATACAGGAAATTGCAGTGGTAAAGCTAGTTTATATGGGATAAGGTTTGGATAATGTCAACTAATTTACAATTTTTAAATAAATATACAGCTAGAAGTTCAAGTGCTTTGGTAGTAACTGATTGCTTTACAGATGCCTATGATTTTTATCAAGTACATATAAAAATTGATGGCAGAACTGTTCAAACATATGACTGGTTTAGATTTGTAGATACAAGCGGAAATGTAATTAGTGATTCAGAGTATGCTTATGCTCAACAAGATATGTCAGCTAACTCTACAAGCTTTAGTTATTCAAAAAATAATAGTTCTACTGTCATAGCTAATATTGGAATATCTGGTACTGCATTTGAAAAGGGTTCTAGAATAATTATTAATGTATTTGAACCATATGATTCTAACGCTTGCTCAATGGTAGAAGGACAAAGTGTAGGTTGGACTGGTAATGGATATGGAACTAAATTTTGTGGTGTTCATAAAGTTACAGAGAGAACACCTGGCTTTCAACTTATAAGTGGTTCTGGAACATATAACAATATACATGCAAAAGTTTTTGGGGTTAAATAATGGCTGGTGCATTAATTAAAATAGCAGAGACAACTGTATCATCAGATGTAGCTAGTCTTTCATTAACAGGAATTGATACAACTTACGATGTATATTTAGTAACAGTAGTCGGTGCAAAGATAGGAACTGATGTTCACCAGATAAGACATAAACTTACTAAGAGCGGTAGTGCTACAACATCTTCAGATTACAGTCAAGCATATCAAAGATATAGAACAGAAAACACTTTAGAAAATAAATATCAAACTACTGGGCAATCTACATGGGGTCACTTAGATTCAATAGGCACTGGTACAGGTGAAGCTTTACATGAAAGATTGTATATTTTTGGTGCACCATTTGCAGATCAATATACTTACATAACTTGGGAGTCAGTTTTCTTTGAATGGCAACCATACAGTAGAGGTATATTCGGTACAGTTCTATATAAAGAAGCATCTGCTGTAGATGGTATACATTTTTTTGGTAGTAATGGTAGTGCGACAAGTAATATAACTGCAGGTAGATTTTCTTTATACGGTTTAAAGAAGTAAAAACAGATAATATATAGTAACATAGGAGAGATATGGCTACATTAGAAGAACTAACGGTAGAAGCAACTTCTGAAATAGAAGCAGCTAAACCGTTATATAAACAAGTTAATAATGAGCGTATGGAGTTCGATGATGCTGACTATGACCAAGCTATTACAGACTTAGCTAATTCTAAGTATGAAGAGCAAGAATATGGTTATATATCAGCTCGACAAGCAGAATACCCTAGCATCGGTGATCAGCTAGACATGTTATATCATGACATGACAGCTGATAAAGGCGATAAAACTGGTGATTGGTACGCTGCTATCGAAAAAATTAAAGAAGATAATCCAAAACCAGAATAATTTTTCCATAACCACCATTATGGACAGAAGGCAGGTCCCACCACAAAACCTGCCTTCTAATTTTTTAGTTTATTAACGCAAATCTGCATAGATCTATGTTTATAATGGTGCATAAGTAATTGATACAATTATTGAAAGGTAATTATGGAAAATCAAGAACTAACCCCTGAGCAAGCAGTCGACTTTGCAAACAAAGCAATAGCAGAAAATAAAACTTTGCGTGCTATGTTAGCTGACACTGCGGAAAAAATTGCAAATCTAGAGCTTCGAAACTCAGAGTTAAAAGTTCAGAACAAAGCTTTGCAAGAAATCTTAGGGCAGATGAATGGGGCAACACCTACAACTGAAGAAGAGTAATGTCTTCTTTAGAAAGTTTTGCTTCTTCAAGTAATAAGAGTGGACCTATTGCTTGGAGAGAGTTAAATGAATCCAACAGGGCTGCTTGGATAGAAGCTTGTAAAGGTGTTTATGATGGGATACCAGCAAGAACCGCTGCAAAGTGGTTAATAGAAGAAAAAGGATGCCCATTAATGTTAGACACTATAAGAGTACAACTTAAAAACACTATGGATCGCTATGTCAAGTCTTGAAGACTATAACAAAAACAAAAGTGATCTTGGAAATGCAAAAAGAAAAAATAACGATACTTTAAAAGGTTATGATCCTGGTTACAAACTCAAAGGTGACGAAGGTGAAATAACATCAAAGCCACAAACAGATGGCAATATTACAGATTTCACACATGTTCTAAAAGAACTAGAGTTAGATCCAAAATTATATGATGTTATAGAGCCTGTAGAAGTTAGAAGCTGGGATAGTATGGTCGATGGTGGGACACGACTTTTTTATTACAAAGCTAAAATAGTATCTAAAAAACCTAGAAATCCTAACGATCCAGACTATGACAAGTTAGTTGCAGAAGTTAAGAAAGCTAGAAAGCCAAAATTACCAAAAGTTGATAAAAACGATAGTGTAATTATCGCTTGGTCTGATTGGCAGTTAGGGAAACCTGATGGGGACGGAACTGCTGCAATTGTAGAACGCCTCAATCAGATGATCCCTGATTTCAAAGATTATGTACTTAAATTGAGAAAAGGTGGTAAGAAACTAAAAAACTTACACATAATATCTTTAGGTGATATTATTGAAAACTGTAATGGCCATTACGATACACAAACTTTTGGAGTTCAGTTAAATTTAAGAGACCAGGTAAAGGTGGCGCGTAGAATTATGGTCAAAGCTATTACAGAGTGGGCACCACTTTTTGATAATGTCGTAATCTCAGCGATTCACGGAAATCATGGTGAGAATAGGAATAACGGTAAAACATATACTGACTTTGCAGATAATCACGATGTAGCAATAGTTGAACAAGTACAAGAGATACTTTCACAAAATCAAAAAGCTTTTAAACATGTAAAGTTTCAAATACCAGAACACGAATTATCTGCAACAGTCAAAGTATCAGGAAAAATAGTTGGTATGGTACATGGTCATCAATTTCGTTCAGGAGTTTCTGTTAAGACAGGAAGATATGCTTTTGATAAAGGTATAAAATGGTTTGCAGGACAATGTATGGGTAGAGAGCCTATAGGTGATGCTGATCTAATATTGTCTGGACATTTTCATCACTATTTTTGTATATCTAATCGTGGTAGGTGGTTTATGCAAGCTCCATCTGTAGATGGTGGATCTGAATGGTATAAAGATATATCTGGTGATTGGTCACCTCCAGCACAAATAGCTTTCACTGTATCATCTGAAGATAAAATGTATTTTTGGGATAATCTTAAATTTTTACCATATACTTGTTAAATACCAAAAAAAAGATTTAAGTTAGTAAAATAAGGTAGACGATGATATTAGAAGTTCTCAGGATTAGTTCGCAAGCCGATTCAACAAGCGGTATATTGTTTGATATTACTGACAATAAACGAAAATTCCTTTGTTACACTATTGAAGATGAATATCGTGCAACAAAAGTTATGCACGAAACAAGAATACCTTCTGGTATTTATGAACTTACTCTTCGTAATGAGGGTGGTTTCCATTCTAGATATACTGCTAAATACGGTTCTGATTGGCATAAAGGTATGATTTATGTAAATAATGTACCTGGTTTTGAATATATTTTATGGCATACAGGTAATACAGACGAAAGCACCTCAGGCTGTTTAATTTTAGGTGACTCTCAAACAAGTAATTTGGTAAAAGCTGATGGGTTTGTAGGATCAAGCGTTAATTCTTATAAAAAGGTATATCCGATTGTGAGAGATGCAATTTTATCAGGTGAAAAAGTTTTAGTAAAGTATGTTGATTTTGATGACACAGGTGATAATGAGTACATTGCTGTATCAGGTAAAGAACCAGTAATTAGTACAAGCCCAGTAGAAGATAAAGATTCTCGTCAACAAGAAACTACAGTATACGATTTTAGTAAAGACTATCCTAAATGGCCTGGAACTGTTTTCAAGTTGCAAAGTCCAATGATGAAGTCTGAAGATTTAAAAGAATGGCAAAAAGTTGTTGGTTTAACAGCAGATGGTTGGTTTGGTAATGGATCAAAAAATAAAGTTCTGGAACTCCAGAAGGAGTTCGGATTAAAAGAAGACGGTATTTTAGGTAAGATAACTTGGGATACTTCTTTTGCAAAAGAAATATAAGTTAGGAGTATGATGGTATTATCAGATGCTTTTAAGGTCTCTTTGATCAGAGCAGCTAGAACTGGACTACAAGCAGGTATAGGCGTAATTGTAGCTTCCCAATCAGGGTGGTTAGAAATGTCAATACTTGAAGGTGCATTGATTGCAGCAGGAGCTGCTTTCTTTTCAGCATTGCAAAATGCTATGGAAGAAGCACCATTTAAGTTCATGTCTAATGTTCCAAAGGGTTAATTTAATTTCGTAAAAACGAAATTAGGTGCGCTTATTGACTGGGGGGCTTTACAGCCCCCTTTGTCTATGGAGAAATATGTACGAATATAAAATACAAGTCACAAGAGTTTTAGATGGAGATACAGTCGATGGAATCATCGATTTAGGCTACGAAACTTATGTAAGAAAGAGAATTAGATTCTTAGGTTTTAATGCGCCTGAAACTAGAACTAGAAATAAAGAAGAAAAGAAAAGAGGTCTTATAGCTAAAGATTGGCTTAAAAATTTATGCGAAGAAGAAAAAAATACATTTATTTTAAAATCACACGGAGTTGGAAAATATGGTCGTGTTCTTGGTGAACTATTTACTATAAAAGAAAATAAATCTGTTATACAAATGATGCTTGATGAAAATTTAGGTAAAGAGTATTACGGTGGAAAGAGGTAAAATCAATGAAAGTTTGGATCGATCAAGATCTTTGTACTGGTGATGGTCTTTGTGAAGAGATATGTCCAGATGTTTTCGTTGGTTTAGATGATGGATTATATTATGTGAAAGATGGAGATAAAATATACTCTGAAGCACATGATAACCCTGAAGGAGCAAAAGGTTTAGCAACTGTTCCAAAAGGAAAAGAAGAGGAGGTTATTGAGTCAGCTGAAGAGTGTCCTGGCGAATGTATAATGATTGAGCCAGATTGATGCTAAGTAAATTCAATACCCTAGCACGACTAATAATAGTTTTACTTCTTGTCGTTCCAATATATCCTATTGCACCAGCATTTGCGAATGAAGTAACTGAAACAGAAACTTTTGACGGTACTAATGGTGCGCAGGTTACTGATCTAGGCATACCAAGTGGTAATTATGCAATAGATGATGGTGACAATGTTGCAATAAGGAATGATCAAAACTGTTGTGGTGTAAGTGGACAATACTTTTTTAGTTTGTTAGATAACCAAACACAACAAAATGCTAATACCACATCATTTACTTTTACCCTTCCAACTGATCACGATATCAAAGAAGTGGGTTTTAGAATGGCTGGTGTCAACTCTGATTGGAGTATTCAATATAATTATTCTGACGCAAGTGGTGATCAAGAAAGTAAAAGTGGTCAGTCTGGTGCATCTTATGAAGATATAACAAAATCTATTACAGGTAAATATATAACCTCTTTTACAATTACAGTTTCTGACTGGTCTGGAATAGATACTATATATTGGAAGTATGATGATACTACTACCACTACTACTACGAGTACTACGACTACTAGTACTACGACTACTAGTACTACCACCACCACGACTAGTACGACTACTACTGTTCCTCCAACTGTAGGAGTGCCAACAAATTTTACTGCTACTAAAAATAGTAATGGATCAATTACTCTTGATTGGGAGGCACCAACGACTGGTAATCAAACACCAGATAGATATACAGTTCAGTATGGTGATAATGGTGTGTTAGATCAAAATCCCACCACTACAGATACAGAAATGACTTTGACTAGAAGTCAGTTAGAAACTGCACTTGGACTAAGCAATAGTGAAGGAATAGCATATATGTTTCATGTCAAAGCAGAAAATGTTGCTCAATCAATTGAATCTTCATTTACAGATGTAGAAACAATAACTATAAGTCAAGCACCAGATAATTCTGCTAGTACTTATGCAGTTACAGAAACTACTGATGGTATAAATATTGAGTGGATTACACCTTCAAGCAATTGGGTTGATATAGCAGGATATAAAGTTATATATTCAGAAACAGATAGTGATGATTACAACTCTAATGTTTGGCAGTATCTCTATGTAAGCACTGATACAAGTGTTACAGAATATACAATTCCCTGGACAGATAATTTTGAAAACTGGGAATATGGAACAATAAATGGAAATAGATATTTTAGAATATCTACTTGTTCTGCTAGTTGGTGGTGTAATGATGTAAAAGGCACTTTTCAATTCAAAAATACACTAGGACCACCTATGAACCCAACAGTAGAAAATGTATATGATACTGGTGTATTAGTAGATTGGGATATACCTAATACTGGTAATAGAACTGCTGAAAGTTATGACTTATATTATAGAATAAATGGTACTTCAGATAATACTGTTGTTACAGGGATCACTGATACTGAATATACAATTCCATATAGTGCTATAACAGACAATACTTATGTCTTTAGTATTCAAGCAAAAAATACTTCTTACAATGTAGCTTCTGGATATTCTACTGAACCTATACTCGGAGTTGTCAATCAAAAAGTTATTGATGACGCATATGTTCCACCAGCTCCTGATCCAGAACCATATGTAGCTCCACCACCTCCCCCACCACCAGTTGTAGTGATTGTTGGAGGTGAAGAAACAGAATATAGTCAAACTGAAGTTGATGATGGTACAGTAGAAAGAGATCAACAGAGAGCTAAAAACTTAGAATTATATGGAGTAGAATTAACTGACGAGCAAATTGCTAGAGGTGACGCAGGTGATATTGAACTTATTGAAGAAGATGAAGAAGAATATGATGAAACCGAAGGAGGAGAGTTTCCAGAGGATGATGATTTGGTATACATACCAGAAGACGAGTATTACGATGATGAACCTGTTTACGAAGTATATGATGAAGATGAAGGTTGGGTTGAAGTCTCAGAAGAAGAGTTTGAAGAAATACTTGAGTTCGAAGCTGAGAGAGATGCAAAAGAACTTGAAGTTCTAGAAACTTATGATCTAGAAGAGCTAGAAAATCTTAATTTGTACATACCAGAAGAAGAGTACGAAGATTTAAGTGAAGAAGAAATAAAACAAATTGAAAAAGAATTTGAAGAGTTCATTGAAACAATATTAGTTGTTGAAGAATATCTTGAAGAAATAGAAGATGATTTTGAATTTCAACCAATAATCATACTTCCTACAGAAATTATTTTTGAAGAAGATGATTTACCAAAAGAAGGTAGATTACCACCAATACCTGAAGATGAAGAGATAATTGTATTCGAGGTTATAGAAGAAGATGGAGAGCCAGTAATAATTATTCCAGATGATGTAGATGTATTTGAAGTAGAACTATTGCCTGAAGAAGAGATAGAAGAACTTAGCGAAGAAGAATATAAAGAATATAAAGAACAGAAAAAAGAAGTTATTGAAACATATGTTGAGGAGCTAGAAGAAGAAATAATTGAAGAGGTTCTACCAGAAACTGTTTCTGTAGAAGAATATCAAGAAATCAAAGAAAAAGATGTAGATGAACTTACAGAAGAGGAAATAGAGTTGGTAGTAGAAGTTACCGAACAAGTTATCGAGGAAGTTGTAGATATAGAAGAACTTGAGGAAGTAATAGTTTCGGAAGAAATAGAAATATTAGAAGATGAAGTACTTGATGATTTATCAGAAGAGGAACTTGAAATATATGAAGAAGAGTTAGAGGAAGTCATAGAAAATTATGTA